GCACTGCCAACCGAGGAAGCCCAAAAGACGGAAGATCTACAAGACGTAGATCCAAGCCTCTTGGGCACCACTTCGGTGCCCCCACTCGTGGATTTGATCCACATTCTCCCAGTTAATGAACCGGGACCCAACGGAGTTTAAGTGTAACTGCTCCGCGCAGTGCGAATCGCTCTAAATGGAGCTCATCCTGACTAACCAAATCATCCATATTGGACGATTGAAGGTCAGAGAGAACGAAGTCCCATTGATTTCTCTCCGCGTCCTTTTGGGACGACAAGGAGGCTTCCTTAGCCTCCAAGTTAAGAAGAGATTTCGCAAGAGCACCGTATCCCTCTATCTTATCAGTGCGATAGATAGGTCTAGGGACCAACGCTTTTACTTCGAAGCGTTGGAGTTTCTCGTTCCATCTTTCGACGGAACGATAACCCAAGAAAGAGAAACGGCCAAATCCAGGAGAATCCGCCGAGACGTAAGGCAAAGGCCCTACGACCATCTCAATGCGGTTAAACATGAGAGTGGCAGTCCGCCAGTAACCCTTTTTGTAAAAAAGATTTGCTGTGGCTATCCATGACATGATTCTCTTTGGTTGTCGCTTGTTCTCTGGACGCAGTTCCCGAATGTAAACTGGTGTAACCAATTCACCACGGTATGCATCTACGCCACAAGACTCTCTGAAGTTTCCACTCAAGAAAGTCTTATTAACGTTCACCTTGCAATTGTACTTTCGCAGGTGGTCGAGAACAGTAATCGCATACGTCGTAGGGACAATAATATCGTCCCCATAGACGTGGAGTCTTCGAGAGACTTTAAAAATGCTCTCCGGACTCACTGGAAGGCTTTGTGCCCGCAATAAAGCAATTACACATATAGTGTAAAAGTACATTGCTTCAACGGGAAAACAAAGTGCACTACCCATGGAGGCAAACTTACCAAGTGGCGACACGATTGTGCCATCTGGCAGCTGTGCCTTCGTCGATCTACATGCTGCGATCGCCTCCTGAAGGTCAGGATTTGAACGGAACATCTCCAATGCAAGATCACGGGGAACCCGGTCACTGGCATCAGAAAGGTCAATCGTTGCTAATCGACCAGAAATCGACGACTTGATCGCCAACCTTTGGTTTATACTCTGATCACGAAAATTAATGTGACCACGAGTTAACCAATACGACTCGAGCTCCTTATACAGGATGTCTCGAATCCCTTGTTGCACGTATTGCATGCAAGCGGGTTCTATGGCGATGATACGGGGACCTTTCAAGGTCTTCGGAACAGGAACAACACGTACTGGTTGTTCACCATCCCGTGACACGAACGTTACTAACTTGAGCTCCTTCGAATCGCATGGCAATCCTTCCGGATAACCATTTGATATCAAAGGGAAATACGGCTCAAGACGGTCGTGCCACCTCAGCCAAGCAAATTTCTGATTTCCAGAAACACGCTCAGCAGTAGCTCCCGGACCGTGCTTCGGCCAACTTCTATCAACCCTAATAGGGCTGACAAGGTTATGCCAAAGCACAAAAGAGACAGAAGCAAAAGCTTCCTCATCTTCTTTTGAGAGCGAAAACTCTTGAAAAGATTGCTCAGACTCAACGAAACCTCGAAGTGTTCTCTGCACCCTTTGCAGGGTACAGTCAATCCTAAGCTTTTTGAAGCTAAGGCAAATTTGCCTAACCGCCTCAACAGCCAAAGATCTATCACTAAGAGTAGAGCTAGATTTTTTATCGTCTGGCTCGTCATTGAGAATCCTCCCAGTCTTACGGTCAAACACAAGACCGACCATACCTTGCAAAAATGCAGGGATTGGTCCAGACTTCGCAAAGTTGCGAAAGTCTGTTGGGTCTATATATCCGCTAGCAAGGCTTCTTTCGAAGTCCGAGCAGAATGCGGGCAGGGTTATCGTAATAAACGACACGCCCTCGTGCTTGACCCGTGACCTGATAGTTTCAAGGTCACGTAAATCAAAGACATCAGCGATACACTTGACGGAAGCGTCTAGATAGATTGCTTCCATCATCTCTAAGTGGTCACTCAGGCCGGCATCGAGCCGGCCCTTGTTGCTTTTCATGCCGCCTCCTGACTAGGGGGTCAGACATCAAGCAGCTCAAGCCTTCCTCGCTGACGCTGAGTGGCGTCAGCTAGTTTTAGTAGCTAACCACCACTTATATAAAACATCGTACGGCAACATGAGCCTAAGCAGTCTTACGACTGCAGCCCATAAAGCTTTCCGATGAAAGTGGCATCCATCTGCGCAAAAAGCGCAGCGCAAAGCTGCTGTACCTGCGTATCTGAAAACCCATATTCTGGGCGATCAATCACAGTGTACACTCCGAGAGTTGCATAATCGTTCTCACTAGTGAGAGGATCTGCAACTACGGATCGCTGGTCAGCACGAGCCATCGATCGGATTCTTCCTTTCGACGTTTGGTGCGATATTGTCTCACGAAAAGACAAATCTGCCATCGAGTAGACGGATTTTAATCCGTTTGATTCGATTCTTGGCATTGACTTCGCGACAGAATTCACGGTTAGAACTAAAGGGTCGGATAACATAAGCTGTTGACCTCCTAAAGGTTAATCATGCTAGTTTACCAGCCCAGGTGACATCTAGCGCATTAGACTAGAGCACTTATCATAGGAACTGGTCGATTGATACTCAACTACGTTCGCATTATGCCGAGCGCAGCCAGTATCGCGACTTGCTTGGGACTTAAATTGTCCCAATGCACGCCGAAACCAAATGGACTCTCTGCTTCTTTTCGCTGTTTGACATCGATTATTCGATCCCATTGCAGCGTCTGCACACCTCCTGACGCAGCGTTAAACGGAGTAATCTGTTTATAGCTGTATGTCAGAATTTGATGGTGTATCAGATACAGATACTTGGCAACTAAACCATCGACGGCAAAGTCATTGATCGCGTTAACTACGTGACCACTGTCTGTAACCCAATCGATGAGCCAAGTCCAAGGA